AATTTGTAATTGGTTCTTCATCAATAGATATTACTTCACCTTGTTCATTTAATAAATCATCATATTGTTTTGTTTCTTTTAAGTAACTGATAACAGCACTTTCAATTAAACTTTTATGTTCTTCGTAATTTTTATCTTCTCTTAATAACGTAGCAAGAGCAACAGCAAACGTTCCTAGTTTACCACCTAGACCAACTTTTTTAAGTATTCGTTTTAGATTGAAGACAAACCTATGAAGAATAGTATAAGACTTTTTCTCAGCTCTAGTTTTTAGCGTCTTGTATTTCTTTAATACGTTACCATCTTTATCAATGATACCTAATTTAAACGCATCTTGTTTTTCAAAGGGCGTCACAAGTAGTTTTACTACTCTATATGTTATAACTAAATCTACTGCTCTGTTTGCCATTATAATTCTCTTATAAGTTTCTGTATATTAGTATCCACACTAATTGAATCTAGTTCATGTGGATATAGGTATCCAAGATAATCTAACACCGTTTTCAATGAAGGCCAATAACTTTTATCTACTTTGTATAGTAATAAAGTTACAGCGGCTTCTACTCCGAAAACATTTTGTAATACTATGATATGATTGACTGCCAATCGTACTTTAATATTACCTGTTATCTTGTATTTACGAAAGAGTCTTTTAAGATATTTAAATCTTTTAAGATCATCATAAAATTCTTGCTCACTATTCAATATTGGTTTATCATAATTATGTTGAGCGAACAATAACCAATTGTCTTTCGTAATCTCCTGAAACATAAATCTACACTAATTTAGCGTAGACCTTTGAAGTTCCGTTTTTAAGAGTTTCATAAGATATTTCTAACTTTAATCCGCCCTCTTTTTTATGAGATATACCATCATCATTTATATCAGAACCGTCTGTGTCTTTACCAAATCTTCCACCAAACTGTTTTACTTCAGCTGTTACTTTACCGCTGTCTCCTTCTAGGACACAATCGGCTACTGTTAAGCCTATTCTTTCAAGTTTCTCTTTTAACTTATCAACTGCGAATTGTGGTCTTAAATATTCACAATCTCCTACTGAACCAACAAAAGCATTAACTCTTTTTAGTACCTCAGCATCGTGTATATTATGAACACCAATATTCGAGTCTTCAACACCGTTAGCTGTTTGACTACCCATTTGGCCGCCATCATAACTGTGTTCTTTTATGTGTGTTTTAAACGTTTTCATTTTTTTCCTCTTGTTTTTCTTTTTCTGAAGATGTCTCGGTTTCTTGTGCCGCTATATCTTCTTCAAAATCTTCTAAATCTTTTTCGTTATTAAAAGTTTTAAATGTTTTCATCTTTTTTTGTTTTTGGTTTAACTGTATCTACCATTAGAAGTAACTTATCTACTTGTTGGATTGCTCCATTCAACGCATGTAGGTTACCTTTCATTGTATTTATTGTGTTTGTTACATTGTCAAAATCACTTTTAAGCTTTTCTCTTTCAGCTTTTAATATAGTTTTATCAATTATCATTATGCGATTACAGCTCCTTGATTTGCTATTACATTCCAGTTACTATTTTTAAATAATAAAGTTGCCGTTTCACCTTGAGCATTTAAAGTTACTGTTGAATAACCTCTAAAGTTTGTAGGTGTAATTATTACAGCATTTGTACCTGATGTAGATGTGTTGATGATTGTTTTAACTTGACCATCAGTTCCATCAGATAATATACATGAATGGGTTGCTGCCGAAGCATTGATTTCTGTGATAGCAGAAACAACATCTATTTGTGTTGCTGTTGAACCATCAGCTACAATAGCTTGAGAAGTTTGTTTAAACCCTATGTAAGTTGGAATGTTATTGAATACATTTTGTGATGAAATCTTTTTGTTGATTGGTGTTCCACTTGGATCATCAACCACATGAAATAAATCGTCACTTGCGATTGCGTTACCTAGATCAGATAGCGCTGTTATTTTCTTGTCTGCCATTTGTTTTCTCCTATTAACCCTTTCGGGAATGTTACTCTAGGCATACACCTAGATCAAGTTATTCATATAGTATATATAAGGGCGCTTGTGCGCCCCTATAAATTGTTTAATAATTAAGCTACTACTGTAACTGAATTAGCGGCTGTACCAATAGCGGCAACGTTAGTGATAACAGATACAACTGCTGTACCCTTATCTTTAATCGTTCCACCGTTTAATGATGTTGCGTTTACTCCAATTACCATTACATCATCAGCATTTGTAGCTGCGTTGTTTGCTGCTATAGCTAATGTGAATAATAGTTTGTTACTTCCTGTTCCACTTGCGTAAGATAATACGTGTGGACCTCTTCCTGTACCTGTACCTTGGTTACCATTTGTAACTGAAAGTCTTGGTGTTCCTGTAACGTCAACTGCTTCGTTGAAGTTTGCTGTTACAGACATTGTGAAGCCAGCAGATTTATCATAAGTTGTATTTACAAAACTAAATGATGTTAAGTTCGCAGAACCCATTGATGTAGTTAGCGCACTGATAGCTACTAATACTTCCGGATCAGCACTTGTGTTTCCGTTTCCTGATAGTATTGAACCAGCATTTCTTACCCAACCTTTTGCATTAGCAAAAACTTCTTTTTTTTCTTCGGTCGTTAAGTTTCTAGGTGCAATATCGTTTCCCCATAGTGACATATGTCTCTCCTTTAAAATCTAGTCGCTTTAAATCTACGACTGTTTGATTGTTAATTAACGTATATATTTATAAGATTAGAAGCCTAGTTTTTTAAGCTGAGATATTGTTTGAGAGGCCGATCTGAAAGTGATACCTATACCACCTTTAGCCGTGAATGCTGATGTATTTTTGTCGTAATCGTCTATAAGAATGCAAGGTTGTCCCATTTTTGTAGCAAAGTTTTGTTTCTCTCGTCTTCTAACTAGATTAACTCTACCACCTGACATACCCAAGTTCTTTCTACACCACGCTGATTTACCTGGTATACAATTGGGGTCATGGGTCTTTTCCATGTATGCTGATAGAATATGAGGATTGTACTTCTTAACAAAGTTGTACATGACTTTACCTTGACCTAGCCAAGGCATGTTAGCCCAAAAATCAGGATAGTCTAATACAGTATCCCATTTTTGACTACTAGGTACCTTTAGCCATGCGGCCTTAGACTTACCAGTAGCCTTTTCTATTTGTTTACCAAAGTCACACAGAACGCCGTCCATGTCTAGGTATATTCTAGGTAATTCTTTTTTCATATATACGTATAATATACCATACTTCTAGCCGTTTGTCAACTAAAAAATTGGTTTATGTTCTTGGTTTGTTCTAGTTTTTGAAGTCTGCTTCAGGTTCAGTCTCAACCTTAGTCAATTTTGATCCAGAATCAGCAAGTTTCTTAGCGTCTTTATTAGCTACAGGTTTTTTCTCATCACCGTTATCTACGTCATTCGCTTCGTCTTTAGTTTCAACAGGTTTTTTCTCACCAGTTTCTTCTTCTTTATGCTTAGCGCCTTTCATCATAGTGCCATCAGGCATTTTATGCTGAGTTGCTTCTTCCCAAGCTTGTCTCCAAGATTCACTTTTAGATTTATAAACATCAGTCTTTTTAGTTTGAAGTTCTTTAGCATCTAAATCTTCTTTTTTATCTTGTGATTTCTTTAGAGCATCTAAAGCTGCCTTAGGCATTTCGCCTTCTTTAACTTCTTTTTTAGGTTTTTCTTTCTCATCATCTTTATCGTAAGCATCTTCTTCAGTTTTAGCACCATCTTTTTTAGCTATTGCTTTTTGTAGAGCTGGTGGTAACTTCTGTTGTGCCGCTGATAATTCTTCGTTTTTCGCATTATACTTAGCATCTATATTGTTAAAGAAATCTTTTTTTTCTTTTGGTGACATACCGCCGATACCTTTACCAGCTTTGTCTAGTTCTTTTTTGAACATATCTTGGTAAGCGCTGTCGTTTAGTTTACTAGCTTCTGCTTGTACTAATTCTTCAATGCTACCTGGTTTGTGTTTTAAATAACTCATTTTTTTATCCTTGA